TCTGGCTGCCTCTCTCCGATGCAGTCCAAAGTTCACCAAGACAGTCCATTCACAGCCAAGCCAGTACAGGATTAGACCGATGGCTGCCAAGCGATCCAAGACGCTCCGAGGGGCAACTGAACCAAGGCTTCATAGTCCATATCTGAAAGGCAAATCTAAAGTCGATGATGTAATTGAACTAGCCAAGCTAATTGAATTGCCTTTATTGCCTTGGCAAGAGTTTGTTCTGCGAGATATGTTGCGTGTGGATAGAAAAGGCAACTGGATACGCAAGACCAACCTAATCTTGGTTGCCCGGCAGAACGGTAAGACCCATCTGACCAGAATGCTGATCTTGGCTCATCTTCTCAAGTGGGATAGCAAGAATGTGATCATCGCGTCATCTAATCGCTCAATGGCACTCGATACCTTTCGCCAAGTAGCCCATGTATTTGAAAACAACGAGAACCTTATGGCAACGGTTAAACAGATCCGATACGCGAACGGCACAGAGTCGATTGAGATGAAAGATGGCCGCAGACTCGATGTAGTAGCTGCGACTAGAGACGGCGCTCGCGGCAGATCCGCAGATGCGCTATTCCTTGATGAGATCCGAGAATGGTCAGAAGATGGCTATCGAGCAGCGATGCCGGTAACTCGCGCTAGAGCCAATGCGCACACATTCTTAACTTCTAACGCTGGCGATGCGTTCTCAGTCGTACTTAATCAACTAAGAGAACGAGCCTTAGATAATCCGCCTAAGTCCTTTGGCTATTACGAATACTCAGCGCCTCAATACTGCAAGATCGATGATCCGAAGGCTTGGGCGCTTGCCAACCCTGCACTTGGCTATCTAGTTACAGCAGAGACACTTGAGGAGAGCGTGGCAACTTCTCCAATTGAAAATACGCGTACAGAATTGCTTTGCCAATGGATTGACTCTCTAAGTAGCCCTTGGCCGCATGGAATACTTGAGGAGACTAGCGATAGCGAATTGCAAATCCCGCCGGGCGGATACACAGTCTTTGCATTCGATGTATCACCATCTAGACGCAATGCTTCGCTAGTTGCCGGTCAATTACTCCCCGATGGACGAATTGGCGTTGGTATCTTGCAAACTTGGGAAAGCGCAATATCGGTGGACGATCTAAGAATTGCAGCAGATATTAAGGCTCATGCCGATCTTTATCGGCCGCGCCAAATCTGCTACGACAAATACGCAACCCAAACCATCGCAGACAAGTTATCAAACGCTGGTTGCATGGTGCAGGACATATCAGGCCAGCAGTTCTATCAGGCTTGCGGTGATCTCTTAAATGGCCTGATAACTCACAAAGTAGTTCACAATGGCCAAGCAAATCTGATCCAACAGATGAATAACTGCGCAGCTAAGGTCAACGATGCTGCTTGGCGTATCGTTAAGCGAAAATCTGCTGGCGATATATCTGCGCCAATCTCTTTAGCAATGGTTGTCTCAATGTTAATGAAACCCCAACAGGTAGCGGCTATTTACACAGAATAATCTATATCTAGTGTATAATTGCGCTCTATGGGTATATTCGATCGCAAGCCAAAAGTAATCGAAGCGCAATACGCGCCACAGGTCATGGGCGAGAATATGCCCAGCCTTTACAATGCGATCGTTGCTCGAGTCTCTCGCCACGATGCTATGACCGTTCCGTCGGTTGCTCGTGCCCGTAACCTAATCTGCGGAACTGTCGCAGCGATCCCGCTTGAGTATTACAAGACTTCAACCGGCGAAGTTATCGCTCCGCCTCGATGGATCAAGCAATTATCAAAGAACCAGCCATCTTTCATAACTTTAAGTTGGATTGTTGACTCGCTTCTATTCTACGGCGTCAGTTATCTTTTAATTACTGAGCGTTATGCCGAGGACGGCCGCCCTGCATCTTTTGAGTGGATTGCTAACTCTCGCGTTACCTTCACGACTGATCTTGAAGGCATAATGGTTACTCAGTATTACATGGACATGAACCCAATCTCCATGAACGATATTATTACTATTCAGGGCTTCGATGAAGGCGTCTTGGATCGTTCTGGTCGCACTATCCAAGCAGCGATCGATGTAGATCGCGCAGCAGCTCTCAATTCTGCAAATCCTCAACCCGCTGGCTTCTTGAAGAACTCTGGCGCAGACTTGCCGCCAAATGAAGTTCAAGGCTTAATTTCAGCATGGAAGCGCGCCCGTCAGAATAACTCAACTGCTTATTTAACTTCTACTCTCGATTATTCTCCAGTCTCTTTCAGTCCTAAAGACATGATGTACAACGAGGCCGTTCAGAACCTTAGTACTCAAATTGCTCGGGCAATGAATGTTCCGGCTTATTATCTTTCAGCCGATCAGAACACAACAATGACTTATGCCAATGTCCAAGATGAGCGCAAGCAATTTTACGCTTTATCCATCGAGCCTTATGTTCAGGCGATACAGGCTCGCTTATCTATGGACGATATTTCAACTTCAGGACACGAAGTTAAGTTCTGTGTAAGCGACACATTCTTAAAGCAAGATCCACTTGTTGAAATCCAAGTACTAGAGAAGTTATTAACTCTCGGACTTATTACAACTGAACAAGCAATGGCAATGACGGATTTAACACCAAACGGAAGTGAAGGTCTATAATGGATCAACTAATCATCGAAGCATCGTCTATTGAATGCAGCGAAGATCGCCGCGAAATTTCAGGCAAAATTGTTCCTATGGGAACTGGCGAGATCGGCAATACCAACATGGGCGGCGTCGTATTTGAGGCAGGATCGATCAACATCGAAGATGTATCTAAGATCCGCCTTCTATCGCAGCACGACATGAAGAAGCCAGTTGGCCGCATGATCGCAGCTGAGACTCGCGCAGATGGCATCTATGCAACCTTTAAGTTGAGCCGCTCATCTGGCGGTAACGATGCTTTAGTCATGGCTCAGGAAGGCTTAGTCTCCGGCCTTTCAGTAGGTGCAGAAATCATCGCATCGAAGCCTTCACGCGATGGCCATATCGTCGTATCAGCGGCGAAATTAAAAGAAGTTTCTTTAGTAACTGAGCCAGCCTTTAAGTCTGCTCAAGTATTAGAGATCGCAGCAGAGGAAGTAGAACTTCCAGCTGAACCAATCACACCAACAGAAAGCGAGGCGGTCGTGGAAAATACTCCAGACACCGTAGCAGCACCAGAAGTTGAGGCAACGGCTGTTGAAGCCGCTCGCCCAACTGTTGTAGCAAATCTCCAGGTTAAAGAGCGCGTAGCACCTTTAACATCAACACAATACCTCGATGCAAGCATCAAAGCAGCAATGGGTGACGATTCAGCTCGTCGCACAGTTCTTGCAGCAGATGACTCAACATCAACAAACACAGGTCTAACACTTCCTTCACACCTCAACACATTCCTAACAGATACATTCGCAGGACGCCCAGCGTTCAATGCTGTAACTCGCGGATCACTTGCAGGAATTGACGGAATGTCATTCACCATTCCACGCCTTTACACAAATGCTTCTTCAGCAAATGTGGCTCCAACAGTTGCAGCAGTTAACGAAGGCGCAGCAACTTCAGAAACCGGAATGACTTCTGCTTATGACACAATCTCAGTACAGAAGTACTCAGGTCTAAACGAGGTCTCATTCGAACTCATTGACCGCAGCTCACCTGCGTTCATGGAACTTCTAATGGCAGAACTTCGCAAGGCTTACGAGAAGGCAACAGATACAGCATTGCTTTCAGCATTTGCTACATCTGGCACAGTTGCAGCAACAACAGCAGCAACAGCAGCAGGTCTTCAGTCATTCATCGCAACTGAGTCAGCAGCAGCTTACAAGGGAACTGGTGGCGATTACGCTACTCAGCTTGTTGCTTCAACTGATCAATGGGCTGCAATCATGGGTTATGCCGATGATAACAAGCGTCCTCTATATGCAGCATCACAGCCACAAAACGCTGCTGGTGCAGTATCACAAGGCTCAACAGTTGGAAATGTGCTTGGCGCAAATCTAATCGTTGATCACAACATCACAACTTCTGGCGTAATCGACGACTCAGCATTCCTCGTCGCGCCGGGATCTGTGTACACATGGGAGTCTCCAGCAACTAACCTTCGTGTTAACTTGCTTGGAACTGGTCAAATCCAGATCGCTCTTTATGGCTACCTTGCTATCTATGTCGGCAAGTCAGGCAAGGGCGTTCGTCGCTTCAACCTTACTTAATAAGTAACTAAGTCGCTGGCTGGGTAGTGCCCTTCTACCCAGCCAGTCTTTAGAAAGAGGATCAAATGTCTTACACAACAGTTGCAGAACTCCGCTCCGCTCTCGGTGTCGGCACTCTGTACGCTGACGCAACCTTGCAGGAAGTCTGCGATGCTGCTGATAATGTGTTGATCCCTTTTCTATGGAATAACACGACTTCTAATATCGCTCATAGCAATACAACAAATACAGGAACTCTTTACTTTGAGAGTCCTGTAACTTTCGAGTTCTATGTGGGTCAGACCGTTACGATTTCGGGCAATGGAAGTAAACATAATGGATCAAAGACAATAACTGGCGTTGGCGAGTATTCGATCACTTATGCGATCACAGGCAATAACAACACAGCCGCGCCTTATCACCCAGTCAATCCTTTCGGTTCTGTAGCTGCTGAGTCTTATACAGACTATTCAGCAATTCCAGCAATCCAAGAAGCTTCTTTAATGCTTGCTATTGCTATCTGGCAAGCGCGTCAAGCACCAAGCGGCCAAGGCATGACTGTCGATGGCTATGCTCCAAGCCCTTTCACTATGTCTAACACTTTGATCGCTCGCGTTCGCGGCTTGCTTGCACCTTACCTAGATCCGCGCTCGATGGTTGGCTAACCATGACGGCAGCGATCTCGACACTCCGCGCCACTATTGCAGCAGCTCTAGTCGATAACACTCTTTACTCTGTCTTTGCCTTCCCGCCAGCAACGCCAATAGTTAACAGCGTAGTTATTAGCCCGGCAGATCCTTATGTAACTCCCAATAACAACGGTCGCAATACCATTGCGCCACTTGCTAATTTTAATATCAATATCTTCGTGCCACTCCTGGACAACGAAGGAAACCTAAACGGAATTGAGGAAATGCTAGTTGCAGTCTTTAACAAACTGGCGGCATCCTCGATCGTCTATAATGTGGGAGATGTGAGCGCACCTAGCGTTCTCAATGCTGCATCGGGCGATCTACTCACCTGCTCAATGCAGGTGTCAGTCCTAACGAGTTGGAGTTAAAATGACCCTAAATGAATGGGAAAAAGAAAACGAAGCGTTCCTGATCAAGATAGGTCAGATCGCTCCAGCAGCACCTAAACCAGCAACTAAGAAAGATGAGGAATAACCGATGGCAGTATATCTAAGCAACGGTGTTAGTTTAACTGTGGACTCGGTTGATCTGAGTTCGTTGGTGAGCAACATCACTATTAATCGTTCATTTGATGAACTTGAAGTGACAGCAATGGGAGACTCAGGACACAAGTTTGTTAAAGGTCTTGAAGCATCTTCTATCACCATTGACTTTTTCAACGATGATCAAACTAATAAAACACTTCAAAAGTTAAACTCAACATGGGGAACTTCAGTAACAGTAGTAGCAAAGCAAACAACAGCTGCTGTAAGTGCAGCAAATCCTTCTTACACAATGTCTTGCTTGATTAACAATACAACACCGATTAATGGTGCAGTTGGCGATCTTTCAACTCAATCAGTAACATGGACAGTTAACGGCACAATCGCAGTTGCAACGGCGTAACAACTAACTAAGGGGCAAAAGCATGGCAAAACTAAAGGTAACAAGGGCAGACGGAAGCGTTAACGAGTACCAGATTACTCCGGCGATCGAGTATGCCTTTGAGCAACACGCAAAGATGGGCTTCCAGAAAGCCTTTCGTGATATGGAACGCCAAGGCGATCTATATTGGTTGTGTTGGGAAGCAATCCGTCGGTCGGGTGAAACCGTAAAACCCTTCGGAGAGTCATTCCTTGAGACATTGACGCGAGTCGAGGTCTTAGACGATGACCCTTTGGAGTAACGCGGGAGTCCTTCACCTATCTCGTGGCGAGACTATCGCTCGAGACTGGACTCTCGCCCCAAACTTTAATTGAACTAGATCAAACAATGTTCAGGACTTTACTTCAAGCCCTGAAGGACAGAGCAAAGGAGCAGAGCGATGCCAGTCGAGTTAAAAGGCGCTGATAACCTTCGCAAAGCCCTAAGAGAGTTCGAGCCTGATCTAGCTAAGGCAACTACCAAACAAATGGCAGCTGCACTCAAGCCAATTACTAACAAGGCTCGCGGGTTCATGCCTTCAGAAGGATCGATGTTATCTGGCTGGACTACTGAGGCTTCGTCAACCGAGACAACTAACTATCGCCACTTCCCTAAGTATGATCAGGCAGAAGCCAAGCGTGGAGTTAAATACTCAACCAGTCCTTCTAAACCTAATAAGCGTGGGTTCGTCTCCCTTGCTCGCATAATTAACGCATCTGCCGGTGGAGCAATCTACGAGACAGCAGGACGCAAGAACCCTAGCGGCCAACCATCTCAGGCTTCTACTCGCGGCAAGTTTAGCGATTACATTGACACATCGAACAAGGTTAACAAGTCTCTAAACCCTAACGCTGGTAAGCAGTTTATTAATCGCGCTAATTCTCTTGGCGCTTTGGTAAATGCTCGCCCTCGTCAACAAGGTCAAGCTGGCAGAGCCACTCGCAAGATGACTGGTCGAGTAATCTTTAGAGCATTCGCAGAAGATCAAGGCAGAGTTACAGCTGCTGTAGTTAAAGCAATCGGCAGTTCTGCCATTGAGTTTAAGGCTAAGACTGGTGTTAAATAATGGCTGATCTAAAGATTGATATTGCAAGCGTATTCTCTGGCAAGAAAGCCTTTAACGATGCGGCCAAAGCAACCCTTGGACTTAACAATCAGGTAAAGACATTGGCTAAGTCCTATCTAGGCTTATTTACTATTCAGCGCTTAGGTCGCGGCGGGTTCAATGCAGCCAAGGCTTTCGCAGCTGACGATAAAGCAGCCAGAGTATTAACACAGTCACTTGATAACTTAGGACTAGCCTTTGCTGATCCTGCGGTTAAGAATTTCATTGCAGAGTTAGAAAAGCAATTTGGCGTCCTCGATGATCAACTTCGCCCGGCATATCAAAGACTATTAACAACTACTGGCGATGTAGCCAAGAGCCAGTCATTGCTTCGCACCGCGTTGGATCTGGCAGCAGCTAGTGGTTCAGATGTTCTAAGCGTTGCAGGAGACTTGAGCAAGGGTTATGTAGGACAAACTCGCGCCCTTGCTAAGTACGGCATTGGATTAACTCAGGCACAACTAAAGGCCATGTCCTTTGAGGAAATCCAGTCTCGAATTAACGATCTATTCGGTGGACAGGCTCAACTTACAGCCAACACTTATTCAGGCTCACTAGATAAGTTAACTGTTGCAGCCAAAAACGCTCAAGAAGCAATCGGTCGAGGATTACTCGATGCACTCTCAGCCCTTGGCGGCGGTGGTTCAGGCGGCTTACAAAACACTATTGGACTGATTGAGAAGGCTTCAACAGCATTAGAAACTTTTATTCGTCGCTTTGGCGTTGGCTTGGGTCAAGCAAAGGCTTTGCTATCCGGCAACTTTAGTCAATTTAAGGCTATCGGCGAAGCGGAGATGAACCGAGGCAAAATTAGTTCTGGGATAACTCCAGCAATCGGAGCAGAACTCGCTAAGGCAGCAGCAGAGAAAGCGGCAAAGAAGAACCGAGATGCTTTACTTAAGACAACTAAGGCGCAGACTGCGGCGATTAAAGAACAGACAGCACTACAGAAGGCTGGAACTCTCTTTGATATTCAGCAAATTGGTATTGTTGCGGCCTTAAAGGGTCAAGTAACAGATGAAGAACGCAAACGCCTAGAACTGCAATTAGCAATTCTTACAGGTAATACCTCTGAGGCTTCTAAACTAGCTGGAGAGCTGGCCAAATCTCAAGGACTATCTGCACAGTTAGCCGCTTATCTTAAAGATTTGCCAGATGCTAAGAACCCGTTTACTGGGTGGAAGTCTTATCTAGATATGCTTGAGGCTCAAGTAAGAGCTATTGCTGGAGTACAGCCTGGCGTTCCTACTACAAATGTACCTGTGACTGCTGCTGGTAACCCACAAGGCATATATCCGTTAGAGACTGGATCTCAAGGCAACTTCACCTATGGGCAGAACACCGCTCCAGATGTAACAGTAGTTGTTACCCTCGATGGACAAGAGATGGCTGGAGCAATTACTAAAGTTCAGACTAATAACTATCTATCAGGCAAGATCCTTGCCCTTGAGCGCTTACAGAGTCAATTCGGCTAATGGCACTTCCTGCGCAGATTAGCGTCTCTTTCGACTTTTCAAGCGGTGCAACCTTTGGTTATCCGCTTACTCTTGGAGACTCTAAATATGGAGTAATTGGTACAGGAACTCTTGGATCAGATGAAGTTAATAAAGTAGTTGACTTAACTCCAGATGTTCGCCAGATAACCATTCGGCGTGGTCGTAATATCATGCGCGATCAATATGAAGCGGGAACCGCCACAGTTCGCGTTCTTGATCCCGATGGTTCATGGAACCCACAAAACACAGCTTCAATTTACTACCCGTATCTGACCCCGCTTCGCAAGCTGCGTGTATCTGCAACTTATGGCGGAACTTCCTATTATCTTTATTCTGGCTATACAACCGAATATAAATACACCTATCCGCAAGGGCAGGAAATCGGTTATGTAGATATTATCTGCAATGACGCTTTCCGCTTAATGCAACAGGCAGCAATTACAACAGTTGCCGGTGCGACAGCGGGGCAAGATACTGGAACTCGAGTAACTAAGATCCTCGATCAAGTAACCTTTCCAACAAGTATGCGCACAATCGACACAGGAAATACAACCTGCGTAGTCGATCCCGGCACTTCTAGAACTACCCTCGATGCTTTGCTCAATGCGGCTTTTTCTGAACAAGGCGCTTTCTACATTGACAGTTCTGGAACAGCAGTCTTTAAGAACCGCACTAACACAATTAACTCCGTCGCTGGAACTCCTATTGAGTTTAATCAGACTGGCGGCATTCCATATAAGAACTTGGTCTTTGCCTTCGATGATAAGTTAATTATTAACTCTGCTGGAATGACCCGCGTCGGCGGCACTCAGCAAATATCCGAGAATGCAGCTTCAATCATCAAGTACTTTTCTCATCAGACCAATGAAACTAACTTGATCTGTGAGACAGACACAGATGCGTTAAATATAGCCAAGATTTATGTGGCTACGCGAGCAGAGACAACTATCCGCATTGACCAAATGACTGTTGATCTTCTCGATACTTCCGTTCCAACAGGAACGATGCTTGGGCTTGATTATTTCTCCAATCTCAAGATCACAAATATCCAACCAGACGGATCAACTATAGTTAAAACGCTTCAATGCCAAGGACTTGCATGGGATATAACGCCAAACCAGATGCAAGTTACGGTAACGACCCTCGAAGGTTTATGCGATGGGTTAATCTTAGATAGCGTTGTATCAGGTATAATCGGCACTAATATATTGGCGTACTAGGAGAAAAAATGGCAGCAGGTTCAGGATTTAAGACCTTCGCTACGGGAGATGTTCTCACCGCCAGCGATGTTAATAGTTACCTCATGCAGGGAATATGGGTCTTTGCCAGCGCAACAGCCCGCGATGCAGCTGTAACTTCCCCTCAAGAAGGCAACTTTGCCTACTTAAAAGACACCAATGTAACAACTTATTACACAGGCAGCGCTTGGACTAACCTCGATACAACAGGCATGGTCAATCCAATGACTACGACTGGCGATACGATTTACGCATCAAGCGGATCTACTCCAGCTAGATTAGGCGTTGGATCAACTGGCCAAGTCCTAACTGTTTCAGGTGGAGTGCCAGTCTGGTCTACTCCTGCTGGCGGCGGTGGAATGACCTTACTATCTACAACAACTCTTTCAGGAACAACGACATCGATTACTGGCATCTCTGGCAGTTATGTGGATCTCGTAGTTGATATTTATGCAATAACAAACTCAAGTAATACTGATTACAATATAAATCCAAATGGCTCAACAACGATCACCGACAATATGCGCGGTGGTACAACTTTACAACAGTTAAATGACGGCCAATTGCGCTTATGTAACAATATCGCCGGGCCATTATCATCTAGCACAAATAACTCCCTACGCTTAATCATTGCCAATTATGCAGCGACAACCAATGGCGGTAAGCCTTTCGATCTATATGGCGGCTTTGTAGGATCAGACTCAAGCGCCCAAATTATGCACAATAGAGGCCGTATCAAAACAACCTCAGCAATATCTCAACTTGATTTCGTCGCAGGTTCAGCATTCTCAGCAGGAACAGTCAAAATCTACGGAGTAAAATAAATGACTAAGCCAACTATCCAAATTCACAATACAGAAACAGATGAAGTCATTGAACGCGAAATGACCGACGCTGAATATGCAAAATATCAGGAGTCTTTGGCTGTTAGCGCAGCTCAAGATAAGGCTATCTCTGATCAACAGGCAGCCAAGGCTGCTATTGCAGCGCGTTTAGGTTTAACTTCAGAAGAACTAGCCACTTTGCTTGCATGAAACCAAGATTAAGCAAAGCAGCGATCCAACTTCGTGAACAGTTCGATGACTGCTTCGGCGATCGTGATCGCACCTCAGACGGCTGGATCGGTGATAGTCGGCACTCAGCTCGTAAGTCTGACCATAATCCAGATGAGCAGGGCTGGGTTCGTGCCATCGATGTTGATCGCGATCTATCCGGCAAAGCCAAGCCCGATCTCATGCCCGATGTGGCAGATCAACTTCGTCAGCTGGCAAAGTCTGATCGCCGCATCTCTTACATCATCTTCGCAGGTCAAATTGCCAGTTCTAAATCGTTATGGCGTTGGAGAGCTTATACGGGCATCAATAAGCACGATCATCATTGCCACATATCTTTTACTAGCAAGGGCGATGAAGATGGTTCGTTCTTTAATATCCCACTACTAGGAGCAAACACATGAACATGAAACACCCAGCAGTAATCTCAGTCGGAGCATTCTTAGCCGTATGGGGAACTACCTCTAATTTCGCATTGGATTACCGCGCAATCCTTGGCTCAATCGTTGCCGGTATCTTCGGATATGCCACGCCCAAGCGATGAACGCAACAGATTACGCTGCTATTGCAGTAGCGATCGTGACGGTTCTGGGTGGTGCAGCTGCGATGCTTTCATTCATGGTCAAGCACTATTTAACGGAATTGAAGCCCAATAGCGGTTCATCAATGAAGGACGCAGTAAATAGACTTGAGACACGCGTAGATAAAATCTACGAAATGTTATGCGATAAGTCACAATAAAGACATGGCGCGCAAAAGAGTTATAGACCTTGAGGATTACTCAATGCTTGAGACTTATTGCATTGGGTTAAATGAGTATTGGAAAAGCCTAAAAAAGGCTGGCTTTGCAGACGATATCGCTATGGCTTTATTACTTGAGCCTTTGACTTACCCGGCAACAATCTTGCCAACTCCTAACTGGCTTCCCAATCTTCCCGACTCAATCCCTTATGACGATGACGAGGACTAACCATGAAAAGAACTGTAATCGTTCCCGATCTACAAGTTCCATATCATGACGAAGTAGCAGTAAGAAATGTGGCAGCTTTTATTAAGGCGTACCGCCCTGATAGCGTCATTACTTTGGGAGATGAAATCGATCTCCCACAGATTAGTCGATGGTCAGACGGGACACCAGGCTGGTTCGAGCAAACTCTCGGAGATGATCGAGACCAAGCAGTAGAAGTTCTCTGGTCGCTAGTCGAGCATTCCAAAGAAGCTCACATGATCAGAAGCAATCACACAGATCGTCTTTATAATGTGATCATGAAAAAGATCCCAGCATTCTTGGCATTGCCAGAGCTGCGCTTTGAGAAGTTCATGCGCCTAGATGAACTAGGGATTACCTATCACAAGAAGCCTTACGCCTTCCAGAAGGGCTGGGTAGCCGTTCATGGTGACGAGCAGGGCATTAACCCTAATGCGGGTCTTACAGCCCTTGGAGCAGCCCGTAGGCATGGTTTAAGTGTTATCTGTGGTCACACTCACAGAGCAGGTCAATCGGCTTTCACAGAGGCTTCTGGGGGCAAAATTGGCCGTATCCTGCGAGGCGTAGAAGGCGGGCATTTAATGGATGTGCGCAAGGCTGGATATACCAAGGGAACTATGAACTGGCAACAAGCATTCGTGATAGTCGAAGACACGCAAGTAATGCTGATCAACCTAGAAAAGGACGGCACATTCGTAGTCAATGGCCGCCGCTATGGACGATCTAGATAACGACATTCGCCGGACGATCGATGATGCCGTTGACGAAGTAGAATTGTTACCGTTTCGTTATAAACAACACCGCAGTTCTGTCTGATATTTATGCAACACTTATGCCAAGAAGCTGCGAAGGGCGCAGCGGAAGGGCAGTAAATGAGTACATTACAAATAATTATCTTGGCATCTTGGTTCTTAATATTCTTTATTGGCTACAAAATAGGCCACAGAGACGGTTATATTGTTGGACGCAAAGCAGTACGCAAGCACTATGCGCAGCTTGAACAGGTCAGAGCATGAAGCATGAGGAAATCCTACAAAGTGCAACTGATCTCTATCAAGAGCGAGGATTGCATTACGGTCATCCAAGCGACAATATGGCTCGAGCAGCCAGACTTATCTCAGCCTACTTGGAGATGCCAGTTGAGGATTACCAAGTGGCAGTTATCCTCTCACTCGTCAAGATTGCCAGAACCATCGAAGATAGCCAGAAGATCGACAGTTGGATCGACGGCGCTTCTTACCTTGCCATTGCCGGACAACTAGCAACAGAGGAGAATGAACTTTATGTATAAATTAGATGACTATGAGACAGTTGCCATGTTGAATAAATGGTTCGTTGAAAATTACCCTATGGGAAGGACAAGCATTGAAATCACTTATCATGATGTTGAAAAGGGATATATCACTTGTAAGGCTGAAGTTTATCGCGATGTTAACGACCCTAATCCTGCGACTAGTAATATCGCTCATGGAGTTAGGGATCAATATATCCAAAATATGCGTAGATTTTATGCAGAGGATATTGCTTCATCAGCTCTTGGCAGAGCAATTACGCTTCTCAAAGGTGGACAAACTGCCACAAGAGATGACATGGAGAAGGTAGGTCAGGTAGCAGATAAACCCACACCTAAGCCTTTCGCAGAAAAGTTAGCAGACAAGATTACGATGCCGGTCGAGGATGATCCTTGGTCGATCAAAGCGGTAAGCGAAGCACCGACAGCTAGTGAAGCGGTTGATCTGGTCAAAGAAGTATTAGGCGGAGTTAAGATCGACAAAGACATTCCGTTATGTCGTAATTGCCATGACCACAAGCCAATGAGTTGGAAAACAGGCGTAAGCGCTAAGACTAATAAACCGTGGGCTAACTTTAGTTGCTTCGCCTGTA